CCCATCCTACGAAAATGATCCAGCGTTCCGCGCACAAGTCGAGGCTAAGTTGGGACGTTCTAACATCCTATAGGAAGCTAGATGTCACTATACGAAAACATCCATAAAAAGCGCCAACGGATCAAGAACGGTTCTGGCGAGAAGATGAGAAAAGCAGGGGCCAAGGGCGCTCCCTCCTCTGACAACTTCAAACAAGCTGCTAAGACAGCAAAGCCTAACATGAAAATTAGGAAGAACACATGAGCAAATCAGGACGGGTCTATTCAGACTATGATAAAGAGTATCAGGCTCGTCCTGAACAAGTTAAGAAGCGTGTGTCGCGTAATAAGGCACGGCGTATGATGATCTCTAAACACGGTAAGTCCAAACTAACTGGTAAGGACATTGATCATTCAAACGGCAACGCTACTGACAACTCTTCTAGTAACTTAAAAATCATGTCTAGCTCTGCAAATAGAGCAAAAAAGTAGGGAGCCTTCGGGCTTCCTCGACCACGCCGCTTATTAGTGGGTGGCGAAAACAAGAACATCCAACGGCCACGGGTGTTCTCTTTTTTTCATCTAACTCAACCAAAGCAATTAATTACGTTGAGGCCCCTTACGAGGGATAACCTTATCGGAAAGAGCGCACACGGACACGTTAGAGAACAACCTAACAATCTAAACTCTTTTCCAAGGTGAAATAAAATGTCTAATGCTAATCCATCCCGCGTGGGTCAGGCTGGTCTAACAGGTGCAACTGACGCCCTGTTTCTGAAGGTCTTCTCAGGCGAGGTAATGTCTACTTTCAACGCACAAACTGTGATGAAAGAAAAGACCCGTATCCGCTCTATCCAGAACGGTAAGTCCGCTCAATTCCCAGCAATCGGCAAGACCGTAGCTGAGTACCACACCGCTGGTGCAGAAATCTTGGGCAACAACATCGAGCACGGTGAGAAAGTCATCACAATCGATGACCTGTTGATTTCAAACACTTTTATCGCAAATATCGATGAAGCTAAGAATCATTATGATGTCCGTGCTGAGTATTCTAAGCAAATGGGCCAAGCTCTCGCACAGACATATGACCGCAACTTGCTGTCTATGGCTATCAAAGCTGCTCGTGACCCATCTGGCCTCGGCGCTGGTATTGCTGGTCAAGGCTCCGCTGCTTCTGTGGGTCTCGGTGTTACTCCAACTACAGCACAAATTGTTGCTGGCATCTATGACGCCGCTGCTACTCTTGATACACGCAATGTACCAGAAGCAGAGCGTTTCGTGATTGTATCGCCAACCGTCTATTATGCACTCGTGCAAGACGACAAGCTGATCAACCGCGACTTCGGTGCTAACGGTTCTTACTCTGACGGTTCAGTAATGAACGTGGCAGGTATGACTATTGTTAAGTCTAACAACGTAGCCGTGGATCACTCTACAGCCGCTGCGTACCCAGACTTCAACGCCAAGTATGCCGTAAATGCTACAGACACATCTGCATTGATCATCCAGCGTCAAGCTCTGGGTACAGTTCAGTTGATGGATATGGCCACAGAAATGGAATATGACATCCGCCGTCAAGGTACACTCGCTGTATCTAAAATGGCTGTTGGTCACGGTGTATTGCGCCCAGAGTGCATCATCGAACTCCGCGCTGCGGCTTAACCAAACATGGGCCTCTCTAGTTAACCTAGAGGGGTCCTTTTTTACATTTACAGGGATAACTCATGGCAACTCTTTTGACCCCAACGACAGAACTCGAAGCTGTCAACGTATGCCTTGCGAACATTGGCGAGTCGCCAGTGAGTGCCATTACGGGTAATATCACCGTTGATGCGGCTCTAGCGAGAGACCTACTTCGACAGGTGACCCGCGAAGTTCAAACACACGGGTTCTATTGGAACACAGAACTTAACTATAAACTAATTCCAAACACAGCCGACAATCTTGCTCTACCCGCTAACGTGTTGTCAGTAGACACCACAGGTGACGATAAGAACAAAGACCTCGTTGCCCGTGGACGCATCTTATATGACCGCGTTAAGCACACATACACATTCACAGAACCAGTTTATGTAGACATCGTTGTGGCTCTTGGTTTTGAAGAACTACCAGAAATAGCTCGCCGCTATATCGCGGTTAGAGCCGCTCGTATCTACCAAGAACGGGTGATGGGTAACGGTTCTATTTCAAACTTTAACACATCTGACGAAGATATGGCCCGTGCTGCTTTGCTGGCTGAGAACATGGAAATTGAAGATAATAATATGATGACAGGAAACGCCTCTGTGTTTGGCATCCTCTCCCGTACAGCGTATTAAGAGGTGAAATAATGCCCTTAGTCTCAACAACTGTTTCCAACCTAGTAAGTGGTGTTTCACAACAACCCGCACCACAGCGTCTTAGGACTTCTGGTCAGGAAATGAAAAACGCATACCCGTCTGTTGTGGCGGGTTTGCAGAAACGTCCTCCAACCCAATTTGTATCACCGCTGGATACTAACATTACTGACGATGACACCACAGCGATCCATGTGATTAACAGAGATTTCAACGAGAGATATATTGTTGTCGGTGGTTCAGGCGATGTTGAGGTTTTTGATACTGATGGTGTTAAAAAGACCGTCAACTACCCTGATGGTAAATCATACCTCCCCACATCCGATATGTGGACAAAGTTACGGTTTGCCACAGTAGCTGACACCACGTTCATTCTTAATACTGAAAAGACAATTGAAACCGTAGCTCTACCAGAGACACGTTCTGATCCCAGCGCAACCGCGTCTGTTTTCATTAAACGTGCTGTGGCTTCTACAACCTATGCTGTGTACATCAACAACGTACTAGCTGCGACAACCTCTACAGAAGATAACACCACTGCTGAGACTGCCCTAGAGGGTACTTCAGACATTGCAGAGGAACTAAAGGCTGACGCTATTAGCCGTGGTTATTCTGACGCACAAACATTTGGACCCACTCTTACATTCTCTGTACCCGCTGGGGCCGATATCAGGGTGCTCGACCAGTTCGGTGGCGCGGCTATGGAAGCATTTACAGACCGCATACAGTCATTCGACAAACTACCTCCCTCTGAGAAGCAGGGGCGTATCGTACAAATTAAGGGTAACCTTAATGACGCTACAGAGGATTATTGGGTCGAGTTCGACAACAACGTGTGGGAAGAAACCGTAGGATATAACGCGGGTGAGGGCTTCAACGCCTCAACAATGCCTCATGTGCTCGTGAGGGAAGCTGATGGAACCTTTACGTTTAAACAACACACATGGGGTGAACGTACAGTAGGTGATGGGGACACTAACCCTGCGCCTAGCTTTGTAGGTAAAAGCATTAACTCTTTATTCCTTTTTAAAGGACGCATGGGCTTCCTAAGTGAAGAGAACCTAATCATGTCCGCAGTAGGTGAACTAGAGAGCCTGTATCGAAGTACAGTTGTTCAAGTCTTCGCCTCTGATAGGATCGATGTGGCATCTATTACTGGTCGAGTTAACAACCTATATCATGCTGCGGTGTTTAGTGACACGCTGGTTCTGTTCTCTGATAGCCAACAGTTTAAGCTGGTATCTGAAAACGTACTCTCGCCTCTTACGGTCGGTATCGTTCCCTCAACAAAGTTTGCTTGTTCTCCATATACAGCACCTGTGGCTTCTGGGCCTATTGTGTTCTTTGTTACGGACGGATCGACAAACTCAACAGTTCGTGAACTCTATATTGATGAAGAATTGAAGACCGTGGATGCGGATGAAATTACAATCCAAATACCTAGCTACATCCCCAATCAGGTACGCACACAAGCTGTATCAACCTATGATGATGTTATGGTGCAGCTATCAGCCTTAGAACCAAGTAAACTCTACGTCTACAAATGGTACACATCTGGTGGTGAAAAGGTACAAACAGCGTGGTCCCATTGGGATTTCGGTGAAGATGTAACCATCATGGGTTGTCAGTTCCTAGAGGACTTCTTGTACATCGTGTATAAGACAGGTGGACAGGTTTATCTCGATAAGATGTTCTTGGATACCAAGCCTATCGACAAGGCTCTCTTGGATCACCGCGTGGACGAGACAGCAATCACAGTCACATACAACCAAACAGACAATCGTACAGAGCTTGTGCTTCCTTATTCCACCCCAGCGAACCTAGAGTTCTTTAAAATGGAGAACCCTAAGGGTCAAAAGATGGCGGTGACTAAGGTTAGTGATAACACTTATCATTTAGCTGAAGTTGATGCGACTTCGTGGAGTATAAATGCTGGTGTACCTTACGTCTTTGAATACGAGTTCTCTCCTCAGTATATACGAGAGGATACACCTACGGGTGAAGCCGCTATTCAAGAGGGCAGGGTACAGCTAAGATATATGTCCCTAATCTACATGGACAGTGCTTACTTTAAAATCCAAGTCACACCTAAGAATAACGACACGTTTGAGCACCTGTTCAACGCTCGTATTCTGGCTGATGAAGACAACGTAGCTGGTCTAATGCCCAGAGACACTGGTGAATATAAGTTCCCTGTGTTTGCTCAAAACGACAAAGTTAAAATAAAAATAATTAACGACAGTGCCTTTCCGTGTTCCTTCGGGTCTATGGAGTGGACAGGTATGTATGTCGGGAAATCACAGAGGCTATAATGAATGGATACGTCCGCAACACCCATAAGGATGACCTAGACCATCTAGCGGAAAACCTTAGGGAAGCAGACGTTCAGGAATTAAACGCACAAGCTGGTTTGCCTCCCAAGGTAGCATTAAAGTTGGCGTTGTTGTTCTCACGACAATGCAAAACCATGTGTGATCCTGAAGGTACACCTATCGGGGTCTTTGGCGTTAACGACACACAAACGGTTGGTTTGGGGTCCATCTGGATGATGGCAACCCCAGACCTCCTTAAACATCAACGTCAGTTCCTACGAGAGTGTAGGGAAGGTATCTATGAGGTGTCTCAAGGATACTCATGTGTATTCAATTGCACAGACGCACGGAACACTGTCCACCATAAGTGGCTAAAGTGGTGCGGTTTTACCTTCATTAAAGAACACGAGAAATTTGGGCGCGGAAATGAGCCTTTCTATGAGTTCGTAAAAATACTTTAGGATATAGATATGGAACCAACAACAATGTTGGCTATCGGCTCAGGCATTATGAACCTTATGGGTAGTATGTCTGAGGTGAACGCCCAGAACCAAGCTGCACTAAATAACGCCTATATGGCACGAGGGGCGGCGGCGTATAAACAAGACCAAGAAATGCAATCCTATGTGGAGATGAACCGTCAGTTACTGATGACATCGATGGATCGCGCATTGCAAGCCAGATCGAACACAGACCTCGCTATGGTTAGTATGTTTGAGACAGGTGGAGGTGGTCAAGCGATGACAGATATGATCGCAGAACGCCGATCTGTTGAAGCCCGTAATCTCTACAGAGACCGTCTAGAGCGCAACAGCCTCAAAATACAAACCAACCGTAATCTCAAAGGATATGAGCAGGAGGCTAAAGGCCGTATTGCGTCAGTCTCGACAACACAACTTAACATGGGTCACATAATGAAAGCTGGTAGCGCCAGTTTGCCTTATCTGACGTAGGGAGCAAACATGGCACGAATTACACCTGATATGCCCCAACGTGGGGCTGCACGAAACCTGTTGCAGGTCGTTGATAATTACTACAGACCCGCAAGGGATCGAGTTGGTGAAGCTGCAATGTCCCAAGGCTTTCAGGCTGCATCTAATTTCCTAGGGAATGAGGCAGGGAAAGCTAAGAAACAACAATTAGAAGAAATCGCTACACAAGCACAACAAGATGCCTTGCAGGGGGATGATCCTGATGTGGAACTCTCAAAGGTCCGCAATGGGTTGCTGTTCCGCTCCAACTCTCGCGCGTATAACCAGACATACGCCGAAACGATGGGTAAGAAGGCGGCTATTGAGTTCAAAGAGAACGCCACAATAGAGTATGAAAAGTCTGGTCTAAAATACAGCACGGACCCCAACAAGTTCCGTGAGTGGATGAACAAAAAAGTTCACGGATTTCTGTCTAATGAAGCCAACCAAAGTCCTTACTTTCTAGCAGGGGCTATGCCTTACATCGAACAGACTACGTTCAACATGGGTGCGGCCCATATGAGCAACGTATCTAACCAGATGGAAGCTAATCACCTAGCGGCGATCCAGAAGCAAGCTGATGACACCATGATGAAGATATCTACTGGTGAGATATCTATCGGGGATGGCATTGCTGAGATCACTAAGTTGAACGGTCAGGCTTATGGTACAGGTCTTAGCGGCCCTAAAGCCCGTAAAGCGTTGATTAGTTCGTTCCTATCAATTGCTGATGCTACAGATAACCCAGAGATGATTGATGCGTTAATAGCGGCACAAGAAAGCGGCGATTTGAAGCTGACCCCAGCGGAATGGAACGCTGTTACTAAGCAAGGCGAAGGTATCCAACGGGATATCAATTTCCGTACAGCCCAGAAAGAACGCGCAACTAAAGCTCAACGTGAAGCAGAGGTTAGTCAAGCTGAAGAGTTAGTGACCGACTTCTACAATAACCCAGCTAATGCGGGTGCTTCCTTCCAACAGTTTCTCAACACACCCACAAAAGAGGGTGGTCCTACTATTGCTGAGATGATTAATTCTAGTCCTAACTCCACGGAAATTTTGAACAAAGCTAAAGCTGCGTATGAAACAGTTAATACGATCTATGAAATCCCTAAGGGACAAGAGTTAGCAAACAATTATGCCCTGACAGAAGCCTTCGATACAGGCGCAATTACTAACCAATCTGAAATGCTGGCGTGGATTTCGGGGGCGCAGAAAGATGGTTTCAGGTTCAATGATGAAAACTTCACTCACGCCTATAGTGAACTAGAAAAACGCCAAGACCCAGAGGCCCCATATACCAGCCAAACATATAAAGACTACAAACTAGCGACACTGAACCGTGTTATTAACGCTATGACCCCTGAGGGTTCTTCGCTGATAACTTCCTTCGATGGGAGTTACCAAGGAGAAATGGCGGATGACATTAAGATCAGGTTCCAAGGTTATCTAGATGACCACCTCAAAGGTGTTCCAGACAATAACCCTGAGGCTATTAAAGCCGCTATCGCTAATGCAGAGCGTTCAGTCATGGAGTTCTATAAAGAGAACGATCCTGATCTCTTTAATAAACAGTTTGATGCGTTTGAGAAGTCCGTTGATGACGGGAAATTGTCGTGGACAGCTAACCCGTACTTCGCACAAGAGTCGGCTATGTTGCTGGCAGAGAACGAAGCTAGAGTAGCTGAAGAAGCCGCAATAATGAACGCTAACCGCTCTAATGAGACCACACCGTTTGTTCGCCCCGATATCAATATTCAGGCGGGTGAAGCTGTGTTGTTTGGTGAACAGGTTGAAGAAGGTACTATCGTTGTTCCTGAGGACCCAGCACAAGTTGAAATTGAAAACGCGGTGCAACAAGCAAGCGCACAAGCGGCAGAGCGTAAAGCTCAAGCTGAAGCTGATGCCGCTGCTGAAGCTGTAAGGTTAGAAGCTGAACGTCAAAGCAAGATTGTTGCTGATAAAAAGTTGATGTCTGAGGCGTCTCAAGCTGTTGAAGATTTGAATGAAATAGTTGTGGACAATGTATCTCCTGAAGAATTCGATCTAATACTCACAAGCCTACAAGAACGGTTTGGACTAACGATACCAACTAATTACCAAGAGTTGAAATTCTTAACTGAAG